GTCCAGTCGCTCATGGCTCCAGGTCCTTCCACTCCTCGGTAATGAGGGTGCGGTACTTGGGCGCGCGGTCGAGGACCTCGTACCGGGTGCCATCTTCGGCCTCCCAGATCTTGGACCGGCTGTCAGCGATGGGGCCCTCCGCCTTGGGGTCCCAGCTAGGGCCGACGAACTTCAGCTTCTCGATGTCGGCCAGCTTCACACTTCACCCACATAGACGTAGTAGTTGCCCGTCTCGCCATACCAGCCACGGCGGCTGAGAAACTTGGCGAAGGTCTTGGCGGGGAAGAGAATGGAGTCGTGCCCCGGCTTGGACTTGAAGCGGGGATCCTCGTCCCAGTAGCTGCGGCCCAAGACCACATTGACGACTTCCTTCTCGTTCCCACGGCGAGCGTCAGCAACCATCACCAAGCCGGTGGTGGCATGTATGAAGAAGTAGGCTTTCATCGCTCGGCCCTCTGACGGCGCAGCTTCGACCCGAACGACTCGTTCCCCAGCTTCTGGGTCCTGATCTCCTTCCACTTGGCCAGGGTCAGGCCTCCCGCGCGACGCTCCTTCTTGGCCGGCCGGCGAGGGCTATTGACAAGGGTCCCGTTGACCGCATAGCGTACGCCGCGCAAGCTCTGCTTGCGTGCCTTGGTGGCTTCCTTCATCTCAGCGCGGGTCACGGAAGCACCTCGTCGTTGAGGATGTAGAACTTGGTGTAGTCGAGTGACTTACCCAGGATGGTGGTGAATCTCTCCGCCATCGCCGCCGTGAAGCACAGGTACTCCTGATATGTGCTCGCCGGTACGACATCTCGGTACATGATCCGAACCTTACGCATGAGTGCCATCTCCAATTTTGTTCTCAAGCCAGACGAGGCCGAGGACGATGAGTGCAAAAGGGATGATCAACAATCCCACGAGGTATCTCAGAATCTTTCTCATGCACTCTATACACCCCAGCCCACAATCTAGGCGCAGAGCACCTGGGTGCGGGTGCTGGAGAACTTCTTCTCCAGGCCCAGGATCTGGATGGCTGCGACGGTAGCTGCCGCAATCTTCTCGTTCTGCTCCTCTTCGGTCCCATAGACGACGGTGTGAGCATTCAGGAGGTTCTTGAGGCAGATTTCGAGATTCATCGTACGCTCGTTCATGGTAGGTGATTCCTCGGTCAGGCGGTTGGGTTGGTGGGATGTGAAGCGGGGGAACTAGCTGAAGTCGTCTGGACTGCGCAGAGAACGAAAGACAGGGAAACGGGGGATGCCGTCGTTGGTCAGCTCAAAGAACTTGAAGTTCGCCGTCTGACCCTTGATGGACTCTCCGAGGTTCCACAGCTCCATGCGCACTGAGTCTTCAAACCCCGTGCCGATCTCGAAAAGCTGCCCTTGCGCAGTTCTGCACACAAGAGCACCGAGGCTCCCTTGAAGCTTCCCGGTGCCCTCGACCATTCCTTCAACTACTGCTTCGGCGTCCTGGAAGGTCTTCACTTTGAGCAGGGACTTGCTCCGCTTGTTTTCCACAGGCAGGTTGGCCCGACGGATCATCGCCCCCTCAAAACCCTGGGCGACGAACTTCTCGCAGACCGTCCGCAGGTTCTCCACGCTCGGATCCTGGAACATATCCGAGGGGATAGGCTGAATGCGGGTGCTGAACTCGTTATTCAACTTGATGGCGAGTTTGGTGGCCTGCTCCAGCCGCTGGCTGTAGGCAAGTTGTGGATAACTCCATTCACTCGCAGTGGCAGCGTCGAAGATGAAGTAGTTCAGCTCACCGATCTCCCGGCCGTCCTTCGCCATCATCACCTTCTGGATCGCCTGGAAGTTGATCCGACCGTTGACAAGACTCACCACTTCTCCGTCCAGGTGCAGGGTGTCGTCCCCATCACGCTGGGTATTATAGGACTGCAGTACACTCCGGATGCTCTCCAAGCTGCCCCATTCCTTACCGGTTCTGCTCAAAAGCACCACCCGTCCACCGTGTGGAGGCAACACCGCAACAGCTCGGGCGCCGTCCAGCTTGGGCTGGTAAAACCAGACCCCCCTCAAGTCCTTCTCCTTCACCTTCGCGTAGTCGGTGGCCAGCGGGACCTCGAACAGCGGGACGGTGTTCGCCCCCAGGGCGTTGTTCACGTCCTTGGCTCCCAGGTTGAGGCGGAGGTCCTGCTTGATGATCCGCTCGGCCCACTTGAGCTGGACGGGCGTGAAAAGCCCCAGGACGGCCGATACGGCGAGCTGGGCGTCGTTGCCGGTCACTACCCGGTCCCGAAGTTCTCCGAGCAGCGGGAACATCTCACGAATGAACTGGTCATCCGACACCGGACCGATCCCGCGCTTCTGGGGTTTTGGCAGCTTCTTGATCCCGAAGGTGACGGTAGGGGAGAGTGCGAGGAAGAGGGTCTTGCGGAGGTCGCCGCAGGCCTCGTCGCACCGCTTCAGCATGTCCAGGCGCGCGTTGCCCTGGGCTGCCTTTTCGATCTCCTCCAGTGCGAGGATGACGTTCACTTGACCCCCAGGAGGCTGAAGACGACCTTCTCGCCCAGTTCGAGGGCGGTGAGGAGGCGCTCGAACTCCGGCCGACGCGCGTCCTGCTGCTTGCCGCTCAGCTTGGTGAAGCCGGCGAGGGTAGTGTCGAGCGCGGTGACCTGATTCTTGGCCGCCCTGAGGAGCCATTCGAGCTGCTCCGGGGTTAGCTCGACGGTGACGGCCTCCGGCACGGTGACAGTCTCCGGGTAGCGCTCCGGGTAGCGACGGCGAAGGGTCTTCTCTCCAGCTTCGTTGACGGTCGGCTTCTTAGCCATGGTTACTCCTCCTCGTTGTCTTCGATGGGGGTGAGCATCAGGTTGCCGTCGTAGAAGGTCCAGACGAGGTCGTTGTCGGTGTGCTCGTTGAGCAGGTCGAGGGCGGCATCCTCGTCCCAGGAGTCGTCGGGCATCTCGCCCCGGAGGGACTTGGCAATCTCCGCGTCGCACTCCTGGACCATGGAGGCCAGCCGCTGGCGCAGCCACTCGTGGCCGTTGACCGAGTCGGAGTAGCAGCCGATGTCGGCCTTGGTGAACCGGATCTTTCGCTTGCAGAGGAGGGTGGCATTCATGGTGCCCATCTTAACTCCACGCCCTCAGGCTGTCAATCTCAATCACAATCACGGGCTTTCTGGCCGTCCTTGCGCGAGAGATTGTGTACCGGGTGCCTTTGGACTCGGGGGAAGGGGTAGCAATCAAGAAATCGCAAGCTGCCACAATCAGGTCGTTTCGGACGAGGTAGTCCTTGGGGGGCTCGATAACGTGGCTCAGGTCCAGGCTGTACTTGCTCAGGTACGTTTTCACTACGGGCGGAAAAGCCTTCACGTACTGCTTGGGCCAGAGGTCGCGCATGATCACCACCGCCGTCTCGTCGGCCCCCTGGCAGGCCCCGTGGAGCAGCCACTCCGGCTCGAACCGCTTGACCAGGCGCTCGAACCAGTGGTGCTGGAACTTATTCATCCCGTTGCGGGAGCCTGAGAAGCCGAGTTTCATGGCAATTCTATTTCAACCCTCCTCCAAAATTGTGGGTTTGCGTCTTCGTTTGCGTAGCCGCTGGGATTGCAGTAAACGCGGGTCTGATCGACCGTGTAGTCGAAGGGGCTGTGTGTATGCCCGTGGACCCAAAGCGCTGGCTGCTTCTCGTAGATGTACCGGCTCATATCCACGTTGAAGAACCAGTTGTTGTCGTCGTTCTGGAACATCTGGGGAATCGAGTCACGATGCGGAGAGTGGTGCGTTATGACAACGCTCCCCTTCTCGATGTGCCGTGCGACCACATCCTCGAACAGAGAGAACTGATCGGGAGCCTCCCAGCGGCAGTCGGCAATGCGCTCGAAGTCTGGATGCCACAGCTCTGTCTGGGGATCCCAGCCGTGGGGAAACCACATGGTGGCGCCGACGATGGGCCGACCATCCAGGCCCTCCATGCGCCTCCAGGGGCTGAGGATGGTGACGTTCGGGATCCGCCAGTCGTCCAGGACCATTTGACCAGCACGGATGCTGGAGCCCCAAAACTCGTGATTCCCGGGGACGTAGAGGGTAGTCTTGAAGTGCCGCCCGATGTAGACGAGTAGGTTGTGCAGGTCGGTCCCGTGCGGGCGCGCGAGATTGCCGATGTCACCCGCGAGGATGCAGGTGTCATCTGCTCCCTGGCCCTCGCTGTAGTAGTGGTCGAAGGTGGCAAGGAAGTCGTAGCGGTTGCTCGGGTACTCCGCGTGAATGTCCGAGAAGATGTGGTACTTCAATGCCGCCTCCCCGCTCGGCAAGGGGAGCACTTGGCCGCTTCGTCAAAATCTCTCCCGTAATAGGCGTCCATCGTCGCAGATAGCTCTCGCTTGCACTGGGTGCAGCGACCCGCCGGCTTGGGCGGCAGTGTCGGGGTGATCGGCTCGTCATCCGTGTTGAGCAGCCCGCCGTGCCAGCCACCCATGGCCGCAGCGATGGCGGCACCCAGACCCATCGGAGCTGCGAACGGATTGGGGGTCGTGTTGTTCAGGAAGGGATTGGGCGCAGGAGTCTGCCGAGCGGCGGCCTGGTTAGGGACCACAGAATATTTTGGAGGAGGCATGGGCATAGTTGGGCGATAGTCCGCGTACTTCGCATGATACCACACTGTGCAGTCGAGACACTTCCACTCTTCCAGGGGACCAAAACGGTAGTCAGCAGCCATGAAGCGCTGGTGTGTGCACTGGTGATTCCCCATGAAAATGCTAGGGATTGCGTGAGACATGCAGTAGAATTGCGAGTTTGCGATATCTTCGGTAGTGTCAACGTAGACTGTTTCCTTACATCCTACCTTGCCCAGGGAGAAGGCGCACTGCTTCTCGATGGTGCTCACCGGGAAGACGTAAAGAGCCTTGCAGCCACCGGGCACATCACAGTGCCAGAAATTGTGCGCGAGTTCGGTGAGCTGTCCGGTCATCCCGAAGAAGCTGTGACCGGCGCAGCGGTAGCAGGTGAACTGAGCGGCTCCCTTGGTCACGGGCCCGTAGAGGGCTTCCAGGTCCGAAGGCGAGATCGAAGCCTTGCAATTCGGACACCGGAAACCCCCGCCAATCAAAGGCTCCGCCTCCACGTACGACGCGGTGCAGTGCAGACACTGAAAGGCCATTCACCCCTCCGATTTGGCGGACAGCTTTGTCTTGAGTTGGCGCAAGTCGAATTCCAGATCATCTACTTGACCGCGCAGCTCCTCGTTCTCCAGCTCCAAGTTGCTGCTCTCGTCCTGCAGGGCTTCGACGGTCTGCTCCGCCCTGTACAGGCGTTCCATGATCTCAACGAAGGTGTCGTAGTAGTGCATCTCGTCCAGCCGGGGCGAACGCGAGGTCCGGAGCATCAGTTCCTTCAGGAGCTGCTCGGCATGCGGCAAGAGACTCTTACTCTGCTGGTAGTCCATGGCTATGCCACCTCGTCCTTGCGGGCCTTGCGGATCGAGCGCTCGGCCTCGTCCTTGCGCTCGCGAAGCACCGAGCCGGAAATGTAGACACCATCCTCGACCTTGAGCTGCTTCGGGGCCAGCGCTGCAGCCTGGTTGTCGGCCTTGAACTTGGCCACGGCAGCCTCCAGCGGATCGGAGATATTGTGGCGTTCCAGGTTCGCGATGAATGCCTTCTGAGCCTTCAACTGCTTGGCGCTGGCCTCTTCGGCCAGGCGGCGCTCCCGGGCTTCGGCTGCGCGAGGCTCGGTGATCTTGACGAGGTAGCGGAATGCTGCGCGGGTGATGGGGCGGCTCATGGTTTCGTTCCTTTCGTGAACGTGATTGCGGCAAAAAATGCGATACCTACCTGGATCAACGCCATAATCGTAGTAGTCATGGGTACTTCCCAACCCATGCTGGAGGCCAGGAAGAAGTAGTAGCCCCAGGCTCCTAACGAGATACACCCTGCAATCGCAGCCATCACAAGAAGACTCACGATCCACCAGGGACGCATTGCTAGCCGCCGATCACGTACAGGTGGTGGAGGTAGGCGGCAAGCACACCCAGAAAGGCGCCGAGCACGTACCACTTGTTCAGCTTCCAGCGGCGGCCCACAACCTCGCGCTTGACGCGATTGCTCTCAACGAAGGCCTTCCACTCACTCTTGATGCGCTGCAGCTCCAGGGCCTCAGGGCTCGGAGGGGCCGGGATCGGGGTCGGCGAGTTGCCGGGTGCGATGCCAGCAGCATCGCGGACGTTGGCCCACAGCCTGACAGACTCAACCGGACGGTCTGCGGTCCAGTGCGCGGCGGTGTACAGCTCGCGGACAGCGCCTTCCAGGGTGGCAAGCTGGCTATAAGCGTCTTCCAGGTAGTGGCCCTCTTCGTCTCGAACCTGAGCCAGGACATCCTTGTGTGCCGACTCCGAGATCATCTTCTCGATGGTTGCGTAGAACTTGGTGGTCTTCTTTGCTGCCTTCTTCTTGGTCGCCATGTGTGCTCCTTAGGGGTAAAGTGCGCCAGAAACGTAGTCGATGACTTCTTGCTCGAAATACGAGCGGTCGATTTCAAAGTTGTTTTCGAGGATCACGTCGAACCAGAAGTTCGGGATGGCGCTGAGGGCCTCCGAGGCATGGTCCTTGATGCCCGGACCGCCACTTTTCTTGGTCGGAAAGCGCTTGATCAGCATCGTGAGGCCGCCAGCGCGCTTGACATTGAGCACTTCGTTACGAAAACGACCATCGGTGATGACCACGAGGTCGTGGTTCATGTTCTCGGGGACCAGCCCACCGCTCCGGGTGTAGAGATAGCCGCCGTTGAGCGCCCTGAAGGCGGTGTCCAGGGTCAGTCTGCTCCACACATTGGCATCGAGGGAGCGTCCGAACTCCGTTCCGAGGGTCTGGAGGACGACGCGGGGCGAGAGAGTGTAGCGATAGGCCTTGTCCAGACCCTCGAACCAGCTATCGAAGACCTCTCCGGCCTTTTCGTGGCCCAGTTTCTCGATCCACTTGGCCGTCTTTCCGCTGTTGGCGCGCTCCGTTGCGTTGTCCCAGAGGTCGGCGGGGCTGGAAAGGCAGCGGGGATCCTGGGTGTTGCGGTTTTCGCTCGGCCCCCAGAGCTGCGCGGGGGTGAAGTCGAACAGAAACCCAGCAAATCTCTTGATTTCGTCGGCCTGACCGATGGCGACCGGGTTCAACTCGGGGAATTCGTTGACAATTGCCGCTGCGGCGGTGTCCTTGCCGGACCCGGCCTCGCCAGCGAGAAGGATAAGGGGGACGTTCATGCCCTAACTACACCCCAAGACACAATCTTAGAGGGGATTCCTCTTTTGGAGCGCGACTTTGGCCGACAAAACCCCCAACATGCAAGTTTTCATCACGTTCGACGGCGATGGGATCGGGAAACTGGTCGGTCGCGCCGAGCTGGAAGACCAGCCGGACAAGATCCGCAAGATTTCTCAGCAAATCGACGCCGGAAACGAGATTTTCCGCTCGTGGTGCGAGCGTACGCAGGGCGAGGTCATCAACATCGGTGGTGACGAGGGTCGTATCGCCATCGATCCTAAGCACCTGTCCGAATTGCCCGGTCTTTGTGAGACCTACGAGAGCGCCTCGGGCGCCACCGTGTCTATCGGTGTAGGTATGAAGTTGTCGGATAGCGCCAAGGCCCTCCTGGTAGCCAAGCTGCGCGGGAAGAATCGCATTGTGATGTACACCCCCGACCTGGAGCCCGAGATCAAGGCTGCGGTGGAGGCCCACGAGAAGCAGTCGGTCGGTTCCAAGGAAGTTGAGGAGTACCTGAAGTTCGAGAAGGCCGAAGAGCAGGCCCAGCCCGCTCCCCAGGCTGGTGACCACGAGGAGCCTATCCAGGCGGTCGCCCCGAAGGACGAGAAGTCGTTCGAGGACCACTTCCACGACCACGCCCAGGCGCAGGCCACTGGCACCCGTCACGAATCCGCGATCAAGCACGGCATTATGACGGCGCTCCAGACCGTCAAGCAGTTCATGCCCCAGATCGAGGAGCTGAAGCAGCAGCGCCCCGAGGTCTATCAGACCATTCAGCTTATCAGCCAGGAGCTGATCGCCGTCGCCCACGATATCTTCGGCAAGCCCGAGGCCTCGCAGCCCAAAGCAGAGGGTTTTGACCCCAAGTTCCAACCGCCCCCGAAGGAGGAACCGGCCGAAGAGCCAGCCCCAAAAGCGGTGGCGAAGAGCGAGCAGCCTAGTCCAGAATCTCAGGGCTACACTTTCAAGGTGTCACACGGTCCCGACTACACGACCGTAGGTGCGTTTCATCCGGATGAATATGCCAGGTCCGGCGATGATCGCGTTGGCTCGGTGAACTTCTCGCACATGCCTGACGGCTCCCTCGTGTCGGATGACACCTGGGTTCACGAACGTCACCAGCGCAAGGGCATTGCTCGCCATATGTACAGCCTGGCAGCGAAGGAGACGGGCAAGGAAATCCAGCCATCTACCCTCCGCACTCAACAGGGCGCAGCGTTTTGGACTGGAAAGAGCGAGGGTCTAGCGAAGGGGTCGTTGCAGCGTAAGCTGCCCTACAACCCCCAGGCAGCTAAGGCTGCGATGGGTGGAGATCTCAAGCACGCCGACTCCTGGGTTGCTGGTGGGACTAAGAACGCTGACCGTGGATACTTTCCCCGCATGGAAGGCCACGAGCGCCAGCGAGCCCTAAACAAACTGACTGCAGCCACCAAGACCCGTCGCAACCACGCAGGCGAGGTCGAATTCCTCCTCCACCGTGGCATGGGCAGGCAGGAGTACAAGTCATCGGTCGGGCAGACGCACGTTGACCAGCCCCAGGAAACTTCCTGGACCCCGAGATACATGACTGCCAAGAATTTCGGCGAGCAGTACGCCGAGATGCAGCATCCGCCCATGGTGGCGTCAGCCTGGATTCCCGAGAAGCACATCCACGCCATCCCCAAGCAGCTCGGAAGCGTTGACCCCAAGGATCCCGTCGGAATGGCTCGTCACACTCTGGAGCACGAGGTCATCGTGGCTCCCCACACCTCAGAACTTGCCCAGAAGGGTCGCGACTTCCCCGCCACCCGCCTGGCCGATATCCACGGTCGCATCAATGAGGCGGGCAAGCGCGACCAGATGCTTCGCGAGCTACCGAACCCCAAACATCCTGATGTGGGAGGTGCGCGAGTCGGTTTCCTAAAGGACCGCATGCAGCACGTCCAGAAGGCTGAGCTGAATCTCACTCCTCCAGTGCATCCGCCCCAGCTTCACAACACCGTCGAAGGCTTCATGGGCGGCCTCAAGGCGATCCCTAAGGGGACCCCGGCACGCGGCAAGTTCATCACCCAGCACATGAATCACGGCCCGTTCTTGACGGCGCTGAAGGCACATCCGCAGGGAGCCCAGGTTCACGCGATGCTCACGCAGCACCTGAACAGCGCGGCCAACGCCGGATTCAAGCCGGGCCAGGGTGTAGTAGCGGTGGCGAAGTCCGAAGAAATCGACACATCAAAAGCAAAGGATTGTCCAAAGGAACTGATCGGTGAACTGCTCGGGAACAAAGTGTACTTGGTCGATGGCTCGTTCATCCGCGACAACGTGGATATCGAATACACTGAGGGCGGTAACCATGGTCGATACTCTTGGGTCCCTGAGAACGAAATCTGGCTGGAAAATTCTCATAATTCAATGGACGTATCGGCTTGTGCCCTACATGAGCTTCTAGAATCCAAACTGATGTCCCGTGGCATGTCGTATGACGACGCACACACCCGCGCGTCTGCGATGGAGAAGAAGTTCCGCACCTCCTGCTCCGAGGCCGACGAGGTATCCTTGGCCCAGGCCGGAGCCTGGTTCCAGGAGCATGCCGAGCCTGAGGACAAGGAGATGAAGAAGGCGGAGCCGCTGATGGTCCCCATGAAGCACATCCGTCCTGATCCCAAGAACCTCGCCGAAGCCCATGACAACATCCGTCGAGGGAGGGGGAGTGTCACCGAGGGGCCCGTCGTCCTCTACCGCCGCAAGGGCAAGAAGGGCTACGAGCTAGGCAACGGTCACCATCGCTTCGTTGAGGCTCAGAACCGAGGGGAGACGCACATCCACGCCACGGTGAGCCCCGATGTTCTCGACAAGTCCGAGCCCGTGAAGAAGACCGCCACCGTTCAGTCCGGCGAGGCAGAGTCCGTCGGCTCGCAGACCTTTGGCCTGGCCGAGAAGGCCCCCGAGTCCAAGCCCATGAAGAAGAAGTTCGGCCTGCCTGGTAGTCGTACACGCAACCTCAAGTTCCTCCCGGGTGCCATCAAAGACGGGAAGATCAAGGTCATCGAGCCCGATACCGGCAAGCCCTCCTGGAAGGGTGTGCGTTCGGGCATGGTCCGCAGCAACGATGATCACCCCATCTCCAGCCGCGAGCCCGAGGGGAAGTAAGTTGTTCTTTATAAATGTTGACATCGAGGACCTCCTCAAGATCGACAGGTCGATTGAGGGGTCCGTGAAGAAGGCTGTGGAAGAGGCTGTGGACCGCCTCACCAAGCAGAGCTACGCCCACCTGCTGGAGCTGGCCCAGAACGAGCTGCACTCTTCGCGCGACAAGTACATCGAAAACCTCCGTGAGCCTGAACTCAGGGACAACGTCTGGATGATCATCCTGGACAAGCCCGCCCACTGGATTGAGGACGGCATGCCCCAGCACGAGATGATCGATGACCTGATCAAGTCCAAGAAGGCAAAGACGGCCAAGGACGGCAGCCGCTACCTGATCGTCCCCTTTGAGCACAACCCCAAGGACAAGAAAGGGCACAACAAGGGCCCAGCCAGCTTGAGCCCCGAGGCGGTGGACCTCCAGAACGCCATCAAGAAGTCCCTGAAGAAGCAGGGCACCTCCTGGGACAAGATCGAGACCGACGAGAAGGGCAACCCCAAGCTGGGCAAGATCCGCCAGTTCAACGTGCAGACTCCACTGAAGACCAAGGAAGGTCCGGGCCAGGGTCGAGGCCCCGTCGGCCAGCCGCGCCAGGGCACGACCGGCATCCCACACCTGAACGGGGTAACAGTCTACCAGAAGGCGATGAAGGACAAGAAGGGGAACACCAAGACCGTCAAGTCGATTATGACATTCCGCATTGCCAGCTCAAAACAGAAGGGCTCGGGCAAGTGGATGTACCCCGGAATTGAGGGCCGAGCGCTCCTCCAGAAGACCTACGATTGGGCAGTTGAGCAGCTCGAACGCGAGGTTATCCCGAGGATCATGGACGACATCGTTCGCGGCATCCTGTAGCGACAATCTTCTTCTCATGGCAAGTGAGAACGAACTCAAGCTCGCCGTGGAATTCTTCAAGGAATGGACGAAAAATAATCGAGTTTCCTTGCAGATAGGTGCAGCTCTGAGACAAGAGATGTTCAAGGCAATCAAGGACGGCAAGGCGCCGACCGGATACCGTCATCGCTGGTTGCAGACTTCCTCCTCGACTCTGATCACCGTTCTCGCCTCGCTGGCCGAATCCTTCGCCGAGCAGTTCCCCGGAGACAGGGCCAGCACTGACGATCTGTGTGACCTGCTTCGACTCACCGCAGACAAGATTTCGGCCATAAAGCGTAGCGCCTAACCACAATCTTAGGGCTATGGCGTTCCTCCCCAGCGTTCTACCTCCCACTGAAGCTCTTGGCGTCCAGCAGGGCGCCTTGATCATCAAGTCCTTCCTGGACCTTAGCTTTGCTGCACTTCGCGGTGAGCATAGCTGGGCCTTGGACTATATTTTTAAAAACGTAGAATACGATCTGGCCACCAACTCGACCAATCCGGCTGTGAACGCAGGCCCCTACGGTAAGTCCTGGGCAGAGCAGGCCAAGAAGTGGTTCCTGAGCACCGATATTCCGGTTTACTGGAACGTAGCGCTTGAGTCGGACGGGCCGCCCATGATCACCCTGGCCCTCCTGAACGCGCAGCAGCAGTACGAGACCCTCGGCGACATCCACTACAATCCGACTGAGACCGTCAATCTGCCCCCGCAGGCCGTGACCGAGCCCTTTACGCCCGTGTCCTTCGATCCCGCAACAGGCACGATGGTTCTCCCGGACTCGCTGGCCAACGCCTACATCTTCGCAGGTACCATGGCGGTGAAGACCGCCTCCGGCAACCAGTACCCGATCTTCGCTGTCATCGACGGCGGCCTGGAGCTGGCCGACGGTATCAACGACGACTTCACCAATTGCACGGTCATTCAGCCCAACCCTAACGGACTGCTGACCCTCGAATCGACCAGGATGAAGGAGACGTATGGCATCATGCTACACGTCATCTCCGAGCCCTGGCATCTGATCGTCCTCGACTCCATCGTCGCCTTCTGTCTCATGGCCTTCAAGGAAGACCTCCTGGAAGGTCGTGGATTCGAGATGTCCAGCTTCACCAAGTCGGACTTCAGCAAGAACTTCGCTGATGTTGAGGCCCGCTATCAGCGCTCCTACACCCTGGAAGGTTACACGCAGATCCGCTACCCCAAGCTTCGCGTGAAGGCCCTCGCGGGTGTGGTCCCCCAGATCCTCATTTCGGACGGTGGCACTCCCGCAGAGCCCCTCGGCCCGAACTACGCCGGGGTTAAGCCGTGAGCGTAATCAACACCGACGACCTCCTGTGGACTATGGATGGTCGCCCCAATCCGGGGCAAACCTCGCTACCCACGCTTCAGGCTGTTGGAGCTACAGGAACGGAAGAGGTGCCGACCCCGACCGCTGTCACCGTCTCGCCGGCCGTGACGACTGCAGATAGTTATGGCACCGTAGCCTACACCGCGACGGTCACTGGTACGGGAACCCCAACCCTGGCCTGGAGTGATGGGGGAGCAGGCGGCATCTTCACTCCGCCCTTCGGCGCTACGACCTCCTATAGGGCTCCGAACGGTCCTGCGAGCGTCACCATCAAGTGCACTCCGTCTTCGGGGACCGCAGGTATTGCAGCTTTGCAGGTCGCAGCATCATTTTACTTCGACCTCAACTTCGCCACCGCCAACCTGACCCCGGGCTATTATTCGTCTGTCTCCGACGCTCACGGCAACACCTTCTCGGTGGTGCGTGCCCTCGGCTACAACAGCACCCCGAGTTACGTGAAGTTGGGGAACGGTACGCTGCGTGTTTGCCCAGCCAATACTGTGAGGGTTGAGCAGAATGGATTTCTTATCGATGTGTCGAATCAGTATTGGTACGACTGCCTCAACCTCAACTCGTTCTTCACCTTCACGGGCTGCAGTGCGGCGGACCACACCGCCCAGTCGCCCGTCGAAGGTACGGATATTACCGCTTCGGTGGTCACGCTCTCTGGCACGTCAGCTCACTACGTGCGATTCAACTTCAGCCAGGCCGCCTCTTACGTTGGTGCCTGGATCTGCACCTTTGCGAAGTACACGGCCGGCGGGCCGAAGTGGATCACTATCTCGGAGAGCACTAGCTTCGCGAAGTGGGCGACCTTCGATATCGAACATGGCCTGGTAGGTAACAGCAGTGCCGATATAGACGGATGTTTTGGGCGTATCGAAGCTTATGGCAATGGCTTCTATCGCTGCATGGCTTTCATCCCTGGCATCATCACCCCGCTTACCGACGTAAAGGGCGTCATCGCCTTCGCGGACAGTCAGGTCGATGCCACGCCGGTCGCTGGTGTTCTTCCGTCCTGGACGGGCAGCGGTACTGTCACCATCTGGGGCTCTACCTGGGAAGTGAACAATCCGGGCGGTACAGGCCTCCTTCTGTATCCAGGGCGTCCAGCCATCTCCAACGGCTTCGCGCCTGCCAATGCAGGCGGCGACTATTTCACATTTACCATCCCAGCAGCCTTTGCATCAGACATTAACGATCAGGCAGCCTATTCGGGATTGTGCACTGCCCGCTCTGTTTCCGACAACCAATACTCGACGTTCAGAACGTCGATGTCTTGGGGGGCGTTCAATGCCAACGACTCCATTTACTGCAGAGGAACATTCTCTAGCGTCAATATGGCAGTCTACAACCATACGGGTGGTCACAGCCTAGTGACAACGGGCGGCTTGGGCGAAAGTGCGGCAAGCAATCTCGGTCCGGGTTACCACTCCCTCACTGGTTTCAGCGGGGCTGACGGCTCGGCCGCCGTATATAGCGATGGGATCTTTATCCCCCTGCAGAGTGGCGGTGCGCCTGGCGTCAACAAGGTGTCGGTCGCCCCTGCAACTCTCAATACCATCGACTCTTTCGGACAAGGCACCTGGCTTACGCGCTGGAATGCCGGGCCCAACCACAACGCTGTTTTGGATGGTTCATCGTCTACCGATGCAGGGACTGGATTCAGAGTAGCCGTCCTCGGCGACAACAACAGCAATGCCTCGGGGACTTACGTCCCGTGGCCGATGCTGTTGCAGGCGCGCACCTGGACCACGACTCCGCGCGCCTACTACGACTTCGCACACGAGGCTGGTGTCTCGGACAACGCCGCAGTTATCTGGTCTACCTGGATTGCAGGAAAGGGATTCACCCATCTGACTTCGCAGCTTGGCATGGTCAACGTTCTTTTTAGCGATCAGGTAGAGTCCTGGATCACCTCCAATACCGCTGCGACGATCTGGGCTGATATTCAGGCGCTCTGGGACAATGCCCGAGCCGCAGGCATTACCGTATATCCGCAGACCCTTTTTGGGGCCGGGCAGTCTGCGCTATGGACTTCTGCCAAGACCACAATGCTTAATGCTATCAACGCAAGTATCACGGCTTACGCCTCTTTGCACGGTCTAACCCTGCTTGACCTCTACACTTTGATAACCGATCCCGGCAGCCCGCCAAACGTGAACCCACTCTATTTGAATGGCCCGACTGACGACAACATAAACTCGCTTGGTCATATGACCATCGCGAACTACATCAAGACCACATTGGGTATCTAAACAGTGGCAATCTTTGGGGTTGCTATTCCCTAGCGGAGTGACCTGCGTGAGCGACTACACTATTGCTGAAGTTCAGGCCCTTCTTGACGAGAAGATCAAGGGCGCCGTAGATACCTTCGTTCAGAAGCTGGTCGAGCTGCGTCAGCGCGAACTCTCCAAGGCGGAAGGCATCCACGAAGAACCCGGCACGCACGAGGCTGGTGAAATGGGTGTTCAGCCCCACACCGAGCCCGGCCAGCACGAGCAGTTTGCAATCAGTCGCGTACAGCACGAAGCACCGAATCCGGTAGGCAGCGCCCAGGAGCCCGTCGAGGCAGACGCCGAGAAGCACCACATGCCCGACCTGTGCCCGATCTGCCACCAGGAAGACGTTCCCGGTTCCTGCACCTGCCTCAATGAGATGGCGAAGGCAGAGCTGGAGAAGGGAAACTGTTCCTATCCTGCCTGTGGCGCCCCCACGAAGGGGACCTTCTGCGGCACGCACTCTGGCAAGAAGCCCGTCCAGAAGGCTACCGACGAGGATGGTTTCCCGGTAGGCGCCAAAGTCTCCGGCGAAGAGCGCAAGGCCGCCCGCGAGAAGACTCTCAAGGAAATTCAGGCACCCAAGCCGGCTCCCACGACCAAGGCAGAAGCCAACCGTCAGATGGAGAAGTCCATCGTTCTCTCCGAGGAGAAGGACCCGAAGAAGGCTCGTGAGCACAAGCGCCTCCGCACCAAGGGCGAGTTTGGCGAGGCTCACAAGATCAAAGAGAAGGCACCCTCCAGGCTCGCCAGCAAAAAGAAGAACCTCCGCAAGGAAATGGGCATCGGCGAAAGCGTTGTCGGTAATGGTCCCCAGGTGATCCCCGAGGGCCCCAACGAAGGCGTGTCCTCTAACCTGATGTCTAGCGAGAAGGGTGAGCTTCCGGTCGGTAAGATCGCATCCAAGCCTCCGGCGGAAGATGCCAACAGCGGTCCGGCCAAGAAGGTCGCCAAGGCAGAGCCCCTGGCCAAGCCCAGCGTCTCTGGCAAGCAGCACCGCGCCATGGAAGCCGCTAAGCACGGCCACAGCACCCTCGGTATTCCGAAGGATGTGGGCGCTGACTTCGTCGCGGCCGACAAGGGCAAGCACTTCGATAAGTCCGCAGGCGTCAACCCGGTTGGCGGCGGCTCTCAGAATTCAAATTCGCGTAGCGACATGGGCAATGCAGGCAGCCCGGTCAGCGGCGTACCAAGTAATGGTGGTGAAATCATGGCTAACAGTGAAAAGATGGAAAAGCCCGTAGGCAAGCCCCTTTGCAAGCTTTGCAAGAGCGCGATGTGCAAGTGCAGCATGGGCAAGGCCGAAGAAAAGCACGAGCACGTGGCAGACCCGTCTAAGGCTGGCACTATCAATCACTACGATCAGTATCCTTCTGAGGGTAGAACTACCAAGCTCGAACGCTGCAAGTGTGGCGCAGAGCGCAAGGCTGGTGGTGACTGGAAGCCAAACCCGATTAAGAAGGGCGAGACCTTCAACGAGACCGGCGCTAAGGCCGCTTCTGAAGTTGAGCACCAGGACGAGGTCGGCGAGGTTTCTGGCCGTGGCCCCCTGGACAAGAAGCCCGAAGAGATGTCCACCGATAGCGTAGGAAACGACGCAGAAGAGTCGTCTTCCCCCATCGGCGGTCACGACGCACCGGATCGCGGTCACGAGGAGAAGCCGGACATGAAGGTAGACATCAAGGACCCGGCCCCGGGCATCGAATGGAAGAAGTCTGAGGGCGGCAGCATGTACGGAATGGTAGGCCAGCACCGCTACCGTATTTCCAAGGCAGGCGATGGTTTCGTTGTTTACCACAACGGTAATCGCATCAGCGAGATGGCGAAGTCTGAAGACGCACTCTTTAAGGCCAACGAGCACTTTGCCCGTCGCGCCGTGATCGAGAAGGCGTTCTACAAGCACCTGAGCCCGATGGTTGGTCGTGGCCCTGGTTACGGTCCGGGTAAGTTCCCTGAGCTGCAGCCGAAGCCGACGACTAAGCCTGCCGAAGTGACGAAGTTCCCGGCCAAGGCCAGCAGTCTGAAGGCTCCGTCGCACCCCGAGAAGAAGTCTGAGCCCAGCCCGCTGGACGAGACCAAGCCCGAGGTAGCAGCTCCCGCAGCGAAGACTGAGGCATCAGGCGTTCCCGACAAGAAGGGTGAGGCCAAGAACCCCGGTATCGTGGGCACCAAGCTCGCAGGCGGCAAGTCTGCTGGCGTAGTTGGCACCCCGAAGCTGTCCGGCGAGAAGGCTCCTGCTGAAGTCTCTGGCGTTCCCCAGAAGGCTGGCAAGAACGGCGCAGAGCCCTCAGGTACTCCCGACAAGAAGGGCGAGGGCAAGAACCCTGGCATCGTCGGCACCAAGCTGGGCAAGGACGAGGTCGCAGGCGTTCCCCAGAAGTCTGGTCCCGTGGTGAAGGAAGTGGCAGGCGTTCCTCAGAAGAACGGCCCCGTGGTGAAGGAAGTAGCTAGCGTGCCCCAGAAGAACGGCCCGGTCGTCAAGGAAGTGGCGGGCGTTCCTCAGAAGTCGGGCAAGCTGGGCAAGGGCCTCCTCCCGATGTCCGCGACCAAGCAGGCCGCAGCAGCCTCGAACAACATGAGCGGTCCCCACAACGATATCGGTGGCGCCATCTCGGCTCCCCCGGGCATGAAGAAGGGGCTTCCTGGCAAGGGCAAGCTCCCGGCCGTAGCCCCGAAGCAGCCTCCCGTACACGCGGGCGGTATGACCGGCGCAGCGAAGATCGGTGCAGTGGCAGCCCAGCCTATCGCCCCGATGGCAGCTAAGCCCGGTATGAGCCTCAAGGCTCCGGCTCACCCGGCGCCGGCAGCCCCGGTCCATCAGATGACTAACGCCAAGCGCGCAGGCGGCACAGGTGCGCTCCTTGGTAAATCCGAACTTGGCAACTGCCTCCTCTGCTCTAAGGCAGAACACGCAGGTGCCTGCAACTAATGGCAATCTTTGTCTCTAGGAGTCTAGAAAATGGCCCAGTCTTTTACTAACACGAACGGCACCTTTGTCATTCCGGGCGCTTACCCGTCGCTGCAGATCCAGTCTGTGCAGAGCGGCCTTTCGTCCACTGGCGTTGTGCTGATCATGGGCGAGGCCGATTCCGGCCCCGACTACAGCCAGGAAACTGACCTGAGCCTGAACCTCTTCGGTCCAGACCAGGCCCAGAGCGTTGTGGCCAAGTACACCTCCGGCCAGATCGTAGACGCCTTCCTCGCAGCAGCCAATCCCTCGAACGACCCCCTGATCACTGGCAGCCCCAGCGCCATCCTGGTCGTCAAGACCAACCCCTCGACCAAGGCCAGCGCAGCCGTTCTTGATACCAACAGCGCAGCCTACGCTACCCTGGACGCGAAGTCTGGCGGCGCACTCGGCAACCTGATCTACTTTAACGTGACCCAGATCTCGCCGCAGGTTGCTCCTTCTGTTGGTCCCTTTACCTGGATCCCGAACGTTGGCGCGGTCAGCTACCAGTTCAACCTCTCTGGTGGCGCAATCCAGGCCCCCTCGGCTCTCAGCGCTGGCACGACCCCCGCTTCTCTGGTTTCGACTATCACCGCACTGGCTGCTGGCCTGACCGCGACTGGTGGTACGGACCGTGGCATCGTGATCATCGCTGGCAGCCTGGCAACGGCAGCTCCGGGTGGCAACGTAATCACCGTGACTCGCACGATCAACTGGACGGTTCTCCCGGTTATCGGTGACACCCTCAATATCAGCGCAACGTCCGTAATCGCAGGCGCAGGCAATGCGAACGTGGGTGGCTATGTGGTTACCGGCGTGACCGCGAACAGCGTGACCGCAACCAAGCTCTCGGACGCAAACAAGCCGGGCGCAGTGGTTGGCGTGATTACTGCTCCGGTGGTCGTGGCCTCGACTCCCATCGCATCCACCACTGCTGACGTTCAGTCCTTCTCGCCCGTGACCATCGCGTTCACCTCGAACGCGGTAGTGGACGGTAAAGGTCTGAGCCTTGAGTTTGCGAACAAGACCAACATCTCGGGTGACAGCTTTTCGGCTAACGCCTATCAGCTCAGCACCACTCCGGTGACCTGGGTTTCTACCAGCTCGACCCCGGTTCTCGTGGTCTCCTCGTCCGAACTTGAGGTGAGCCTGAATGACGCACGTCAGATCGACGCGGTCAGCGAGGACGCAATCGCTGGCGGTGAAATCGGCCTGAAGATCAGCGTGAATGGCACGGGCGTGACTGCGGCCACTGTGACCGTGTCCTCGTCCACCATCACCACCAGCGTGACCGGCGGCTCCGTAGCAGCCCTGACCGTCCCCTTCGCTCACTTCCAGAGCCTGGCGGACGTAGCACAGTACATCAACAGCCAGACCGGTTACTCGGCCTCGCTGGGTACCGCAGTTCTCGGCTCGCTCCCCGGCACCGCTCTCGACCAGGGTACCTTCAACATCCTGTCGGTGAATGGCGCACAGAACGGCCGCATTAAGACTGACGCCTACCGCATGAACCAGGCAGTGGCGGCCACCGCTCTCGTGGCATTTGCTACCGCCCCGACTGCAGGTCTCCCGCTCGTCAACGCCAACTTCACCTACCTCTCCGGTGGTGCACGCGGCGCAACCACGAACGCAATCATCCAGGCAGCGCTCAATGCCTGCCAGGCTGTGAACTGCAACTTCGTGGTTCCGCTGTTCAGCCAGGATGCATCGCAGGATATCGTTCTTGGCGATACCGACCCCAGCTCGACCTACACCATCGCAGCGATCAACGCGGCAGTTAAGAGCCACGTGCTGCAGATGTCTACGGTCAAGCGTCGCAAGAACCGCCAGGGTGTTGTTTCGGTCCGCGACTCGTTCGTGAATGACCAGACCAGCGCAGCAAATCTCGCATCGTATCGCGTGGCTTGCACCTTCCAGGACGTGAAGAGCCAGGATTCGTTCGGTAACATCACCCAGCAGCAGCCGTGGATGGGCGCAGTGCTCGCCGCCGCTGACCAGGCAGCAGGGTTCTACCGCTCGATCACCCACAAGTTCATCAACTGCTCCGGCATCGTTGACGCTTCGGGTGACTTCTCGGACCAGAACGATACCCAGGTTGCAGAAGCACTGCAGGCTGGCCTCCTCCCGATCCGCCGCAGCCAGACCGGTGGTTTCTACTTCGTGTCTGACCAGACGACCTGGGGCCGCGATAACAACTTCTACTACAACTCTCTGCAGGCTGTGTACACGGCAGACATCATTGCCCTGACCACCGCCCTCCGCATGGAGAACCAGTTCGTCGGCGGTTCCACCGCAGACATCTCGGCAGCAGTCGCCCTGACCTACCTCGACGGTATCATGGCCGACTTCCGCCGCCTGAAGCTCATCAGTCCCTCCGATGACGCTCCGGCAGGCTTCAAGAACGCTGTGATCCAGATCACCGGCACCGCGATGATCGTAAGCCTTGAGATCAAGTTGACCGGCACCATCTACTTCATCCCGATCAACTTCCTCGTCAGCCAGGTTCAGCAGACCGCCTCGCAGCCGAGCACCACGTTCTAAGGTTTAAGGAGTAATACCACATGGCCGCACAGCCCAACAGCCCAGGCAAGATTCTAAATGGCGCACGATGCATCGTGTACATTAACGGTCTTCCCGTAGGCTCATTCAACACCGTATCGTGGGGCCTTACCTACGATGCACAGACCGCGTACATCCTCGGTCGCACGTCGCCTGCAGCCATCGAATACACCGGCCAGGAGCCTGTGACCGTGTCGGCTTCCGGCTGGAGAATCTTCGATGCAGGTCCGCATCAGGTTGCCTCCATTCCGCAGCTCGACCTGCTCCTGACCTCAGGTTACCTGGAGCTGGCAATCGTTGACCGCGTTTCTGGTCGCGCAATCGCCAAGATCCACAGCGTCCGCCCCCTCGGCTACAGCAATGCCCTGGCAACCAAGTCGCTGCTTGAGATCAACTACAACTTCATCGGCATGCTCGTTGACGACGAAGTGACCAGCAACAACGAGGCTCCCGGCGCAGCCGACCTCCCGTAAGAGCGTGGATAGACGCTCCCCCTCGGCCCTGGCCCCTTAGAAAAGGGTCGGGGCCGTGGTGTTTTCACCCCGCTGACAGCAATCTTAGCTGGGTGAAGCAACGTATGCCTGTGCTGTAAAACCCGCACCCGCAACCATTAGAAATGACTGTCGATAATCACGAAATTGAGAGAATCTTTGATGCTCTCCAGAACCTGGACCGCAAGCTGGACGACGCAAAGACCAGCCTTGCCACGGTTTCAGCAATGGCGCAGGTAACTGCATCCAAAATGGAGGACATCGCTGCGAGGGCCCAGAAACTTGAGAGGGGAATTGACGAACTAGACAAGGAAAAGGCTGAAGCGAAGTCGGTCGATGCTCTGTGGTTAGAGCTAGGGAAGGTCCGCACTACCGCCCAGGAACTGTCGATCAAGGGGAAGATCGTCTGGGGCGTTATCGTAGCAGCCGCAACCGTGGGGGTGGAAGTGTTCTTAAAGTTCATGTTCCACATTCAGTGATGGCCAAACGAGTAAAAGCAATCCCCCGTTTCGACGTAAAGGACGGCGGTTACAAGTCCCGTAAGCTCTGGATCACGGTCTTCACTATGGCTTTGATTTCAGGCGTCAGCATTCTTACGGCAAAATACCCAGCTATCGTCGCGGTCCACTCGACTCTGGTGGGGGGCCTGATATCCTGTTTGGCGCTGTTTCTGACCGGCAATGTGGCGGCTAGTCACCTCACCGGCAAGAACATGATCGCCAGCGCTGCCCTCGGAACTGACCCCGATGCTGACGCTGCTTCTGAGTCCACGACGGTTAAGACGCCTGCACCGGGAGCACCTCCGCCCCCGGCCCAGAAGCCTGCTGAGCCCAGAACGTTCTAGGCCGGCTTGATGATGGGGGTCTTGCCCTGGAGGACCCGGAAAGCGTCTCCGACCCGAGTCCAGTCCACGGTCAGGTCCCAGCGGACGGCCGGATAGGTGCGGCGAAGCTCCTCCCGCTCCTCTTCGGTCATCCAATCCCAGTCAGCGATGAAGGCCCAGATCTGCTCGTCGGTGATCATGGGCGCACCAGCTTTCGGTACTGGTGGACCCACTTGGCGATGTTCTGCCAGGCGAGGGGACTGTAGGGGAACATCTGGGCCGTCTCCGGCCTGACGTGCAGGTTGTACGGGTACTGGATACCGACGCGCAGCGATGTAGGGTGGGCCTCAGCGTACTTCTCCAGGGTCTCCACCTTGTCTTCAATCAGCACATCGGCATCGATCAGATGCTTGTCGTAGCAGAAGATCACGTTCTTGTAGTCGAAGACCGGAAGGTGGTACTTCAGCCAGATGTAGGTCTCGGGAACAGAAACCGGACCGGAGCGGGCGGTCACGATGTAGACCTTGTCCCCGGCAGCCGTGAACTCGTCCATGGCTTCCTGGGCCCCGTGCATGATGGGGGCGGTGGCGATGAAGCCAGGGCGCTGGAGCCAGTCGTAAATCTCGGCCGGGGCAAGCCGGTCGAGGGGCGGGCATTCGGCCATGTTCCAGGAAACGATGTCCCCGATCTGTGCCCCAACCCCTGTTTCGTGGTGGATGTGCCTAAGCCAGTGCGGCAACGAGTCCACGAGCGTGGCGTCGAGATCTACTAGGATTCGCACGCTGCAGCTCCTTCTTCGCGCGCCAGGCAGTAAGTGAGGTCGGCGGTTGACATGCCCTCATTACACCCTGAGCTGCGAACTTGGCCACGACCCTGGGCTTAAAGACGGCCTCCCACATGGTCTTGGTAGGATTCAGGGGGCTCGGTAGCCGGAGAGTTTCGGCCTGCGAGGCCATGCTGACCGGCTTACGAGCCACCTTAACTTGACGCTGGAATGGCCGTGAGACCTCCAGGTTTGCCTTATGAGCGATCTTCTTGTTGAGGGCCTGGTCGAACTGCTTCATGGCGTCTGAGGCGCTCCTGGCCAGCGCTAGGACCCTCAGGGTCGTCCCGTAGGGGGTCACCCGCTCCGCAAACTCACCATCCGGGAGCACCGACAACACGTACCACATGCCGGTCGGGCGGCGGACACACGCGAATTTCCCGCAATCAGTATCCCAGCGGGTTGCCGAAGTCTTCACCCACTCGATCCAAAGGGGCGAAATCACGGCTTCACCTGCTTGAACTTCTTGATAAATGCCTTCACCGAAGCGGCGCGGGCCTGGAGCTGACGGGGCTTCCGGGTGGTCTTACGGCGATGCTTGTCCTTGGGGCGCATCGAACCCTTCGTGGAGTCGTCCATGGCGGGAAAAATAGTGATTGCGAGAGATATTGTCAAGGCTGCCCCACGGGGATTGCGCGGCGCATGGACAGGTATTCTGCCCTGAACGGAATTTCGACGATCAACATCCCGTTTTCGATATCGGCGGAAATCTTGTGAGAGTCTTCCTCGATTCCCAGCTCGATCAGGAACTTGCTCGCAGGGCTCGCAATGTTCATCTTGCGGCCCAGCACCATGACGGTGATCTGCGGGGCGGTGAGGTCGCCGCAAAGCCACGTAAGAGTGCGCTTTCCTTCGGCAAAATCAACCGTGTCTGCGTTGAAAACCAGGGTCTGAGGGTTGGTCATGCCCTCAATACACCCTAGGTTACTCGTTAGGGTCCTTGGCACCCTGAGGCAGGTCTGCGGTCGGGGAAGCTGCCGGAAGTTCATCCGGGCTGGCTACCCTATCGACGGCGCGACGCTTGAGGGACTCGTCCGGACCCATCCAGCGGTCACGGCCGTAGATCCAGGCCATGAACTCGGCCTTGGTCATGCCCATCTTTCTGGCGGCCTCGGGGGCGACCATCTCTTCCAGGGCTCGCATGAGCTGCATCTCGTCTTCCATCTGAGCGAGGTTGCCCTGTGTGCCACCCTGAATGCCGTGCGCCAAGAGTACGGTGCGGTCGGTCATAATGCGAGTGTCACACACACCTTCCAGGAGATAGAAGGCTGCGCTAGCGGCCAGCACGTCGGCCACGCACGTCAAGTGTGCGCCGGTCTGCTTCTTTACGTCTTCGACATTCTGAAGCAGGAGCAGGAAGGCAAATGCAGAACCGCCGGGGCTCGTAATCCTCACCCAAACGTCCTTCTTCTTCTCGACCAGAGCGGCGTGCGAGATCTTTTCCCACAGGTCACCGGCCGATGCGTTATCGATGCCGCCGAGCAACACAGCATCGTAATACTTGGGCTGGCCAGCGGGGAGCACCTTCTGGGCGGCTTCCTTGGCAGCGTCGGCTACCTTGGGTGCCTCTTTGGCGGCTTCCTTGGCAGCGTCGGCTACCTTCTTCGCAGCAGGGGCCG